GATACGCGATCACTGGCGTCCTTCAAGTCGATAGTCGCGAAGCGACCATCACGAGAGGACTTAAGTGCTAAGATTTGATTCTTAGTCTGATCAGTGAAATTGACAGAGCCCACAGTCAAACTGTGACTTTCGAGGATGTCAACTAGAATCTCAAGCACGGCTTGCTGCGTGTATTGCATGCAAACAGGCTCGATAGCAATGATTCTAGGCGTTTTCAGCGTTTTAGGGGCGGTCATCACCCTTACAGGTGGTTCCGCCTCAGGTTCAAGGAAGTTGATGGAGTCGAGCTGATCACTATACGAATAGTTTGGTATAGCAAAATCAGCACTCGGGAATCTCGTCTCGAGTCTACTGTGCCAAGTCCGGATATCATATTTGTGATTTCCAGATATGCGCTCAGCAGTCGCTCCTGGACCGTGCCTCGGACGGAGAACTGCGGATGAAGATCCAAGCTTAGCGCTAAGATCTCCAACTGCGGAACCCCAGATGAGGTCAGCGACAACGGAGAACCGTTCGGCAGCTGCCGAATAGCCCTCCGGACGTCCATTAACAACTTCACTTTCACACTCGATGAAGCGGGCATAGGCCCGCCTTTCACGTTCTGACGAACAAGGAAGGCGAAGCTTCTTAAACATAAGGCAAACCTGCCGAATGCAAAAGATGGAGTCAATGTCCACGTTATCGAGGATAACTCCAGTACGAGAGTCAAACACGAGACCAAGCAAACCCCGGAGTAGATTGGGGAGAGCTCCGTTTTTCTTAAAGCTTGAAAAACGAGTGTGGTCAATTCGACCTTCTTCCAGGCTTCGCTCGAAGTCCTGGGCAAAAGTAGGTAGGGTAATCGTCAGAAACGACAACCCTTCGTGTTTAACTCGACGCGTGATGGTTTCAAAATCACGCGCGGTGCTGGTGCAACATCGAATGCTTGAATCCTCAAGCACACACGAAAGTAACCGCATCAGGCTTTTCATCGTCCCAGTCTCCTTGAGATTGGTGATCGATCCTTTGCCAGGTACAGCGATCCGTCGTGTGTTCACCATGGTCTTGCCGGACTACCACACAAACTAATGTGGCGGCCAACAGAAGAACCAAGGCAAACAGGGACCAGTATATGGTTGAAACCATTGAGCGCGCATAGCGCGCCCAACGGCCGGTAAGGCGTGAGTTATTGCTCACCGCCAAACCACTTAACCAGTACGGCACCAGAGGCTGCCTGTAGTTGGGTGATGAACCCATCGAAGACAGCCTTTGCTTCCGCGGCGGTATAACCCACCGGAGGAAGATCAGCGACAATGCTAATGCTCATAGAGCGATAGACATTATTCGCTGGAGTGAGAGGATCAGCGACGGCTTTCAGGTTGTTAATCCTGGCAAGACGTCGAGTCCTCTTCCCATACGAATGGGAAAAGTCATAGCTGATGTTAGCATCAGCCGATGCAAATTTCCCAGGGTCGGCACCAACGCGGGGCAACGGAGTAGTTACCCCAGAGATGGTGACAGTTTGCGGATCGGCAATAGCCATAGCGCAGTATCTTTCGTTATTGAAGGTTTTCAGTAGCGGAATGCTACCAGCCGCGACCTCGGGTAATTCCGAG